AAACACATTTATGGATATTCAGGTCCAATAGTTATAAACAATACTAATGCTGATTTGTTTGATTTTCGTACTGGGGCAGAACTAATTTCAATCACTATGCAATGGGGTATGGATGGAGTAACTGGAGGTGCTGTAATTATTAAGGTAGATTTAGACGGAGTTAATGTATTATACAAAAACGTTGGCATATCAGGTAGTGATAACCGTGACGATGTAATGGTTGGTACTAATTCAGTTGATATGATATTGCCACCGTATACAGCATTTAAATTGAATATAGCTAATGGCGGTTCAGGGAATAAAACATGTACCGCGTGGATACGTGGTAATATTCTATGACACTTTCGACGGGGCCGACCCTGAACTTTTTTGGTGATCATGTATTTGCTTGGTCAGGTCAGGAAGACTTAACGGCAGGAGTTACCACACTACTAGACTTTATTTCCCCTAATAGATTTTATAGCGTAGTCACAAACGTTTCACTTGACTATAGTGGCTGTTCTGCTGGTGATGCACTCTCCTGGACCGTACAGGGAAACGGAGAAGCACTACACGTCAGCAAGTTCCTGATCATAGATGCAGGTGTCGGGCCCCAATTCCCTAACTTATACTATACGATCCCCCCCAATACAGGAATGAAGATACTTGCCCAAGGCCCAACTGGCAGTATGACAGTAGTTCTAGAAGGAAGAGAGGTGCAGTAATGCCCACAAAGAGAGAACGTGAATATTATCGCATGGGCTTTGCCGATGGTGTAAAGGTTGGTGGTGGTTCGGCTGAAATAGATTACAGTACCAGAGAGAGTACACGAACTACTATTAGGAAAGTTGCCAAGCGAAAACTATCAGCATGGAACAAATACGTTAAAGCTAACAGCAAGAAGCCGCGTTTCCGATATCGTAACGGTAAGTTGAATCTAAAGAAGATGGCGATTGCGTTCAGAAAGACCCCCGCAGGCAAGAAGAAGAGGCGCTAATGCCCTACGAAGCGGTACCCGATGACGTAGAGATCCAGAAGCTCACAAGGGCCCAACAAAACGCTTTATCCAGACATAAGATACACGAAAATATAAATACATTTTTGGGCAATGAAAATACACCTCTGTTAATTGGTGGAGTTGCGCTTTTGGCCGCGCTTCCGATATTAATAAAATTATTCATAACTGCTTTAGAAGCTGAGAATATCTTTCTTAGTGATGAGCAAAAGGGAAAGGTCGATATAGGGTTTAGAAGTTTGTTACTTGCGAGTCCTGCGACTGGTCCGTTAGTATTAGGCAAAAAAGTATGGGAAACACTTACTGGCGAGAAAGATAAAGAAACTTCCAATGGGGATGGCGGGCTTTACGGGTTCGCAGGACTTGGTAAATGAATATAGGCGCATTGATTCCGTTAATAATATTGGCACAGGATTTAGTTGGGAAACCTACTAAATTTATAAGACCTTTTGGACCCACAAAAAAGGACCCCGATTTTGTTAGTATTGTGGTACGTCCGACCTACGGCAAGGAAACCGCATTAACCAGAGCTGAAGAAGGCCTTGGACTGTAATGGAAATTACTACAGTTTCCTTAATGCTTTATTTTGCCGCTTGGACATTATTTTATTTTGGAATAAGTCATTATATCGCTAAACTGAGTAAGGATAAGTGGGTTGAGTGGGCAAAGTCAACTGAAAGTGATGACGATCTCTTATTAATTCTTGAACCGATCATAGATGAGATAGAAGAACGGACCCACGGAATGTTAGAGACTTTCCAATCTTCTTTTTTTGGTTCCCTGGGTGCAGCCAGTAAAAAAATTGACGAGTCTACAGGCCAAAGTACAATCAAAGCTATAACGAAAGATAACCCTATCATGGGGCTAGTCGCAGAGATGTTAATGAAAAGAAGCGGCCTAGAAGGGCTCATAAACACCACAACACAGCCCGAAGTAGGGGTAAAACAGCCCCAGAAACCCGCTAGACTAGGCCTAAAATAATAAAATAAAACAATACTACTATTAATTAAAGTGAAATAGGCTTATTTTTATTTATTTTTATTTATACATTTTCTTTATTAATAGAATAGTAGTGCGATTATATTATATACTGGCTTCGTCTGTCTTGATGTGGGGAGATAATGTGAAATGCAAACCATTTAAAGATCGTTGTTCGGAGCAAGGGCATATTTACAAAGAGGCCGATCGCCTCTTTGATAGAGAAATACCACACTCGCTTTATTGCGTTGTGTGCGGCGCGGAATTCCGCGACAAAGAGGCAGAGTATATGTGGGGGGATATTCTACAACCATGAATTGTAGTAACTGTGGATGTCGGGTTAGTCTGAGAAGATGGCCGAACGATAAATGTAAATGTGGAGAGCCAAAATATGGGACGTAAGAAAGAACTGGTAGCAAGTAAGTCGTTTACGTTGGGACTTCAGGAATTGGTCTATATGGAGAAAGTCTGTAATGAAAAGAACATGAAGGCATCCAAATTTATTAACGGTTTACTCAGAAAGGCAATGCTAACGGATATGGAAAAGGAAAAACAGAAGCACGGCCCTATTACTTGGTGCACGGGATGTAGTAACTATAAGGAATATGAACAGAAAGAAGGTAAAGAATGGACCTGTATTGACTGTGGAGACGATAAAACGCAGGTCATTACCTATATGCTCGAGAAGTAATCACATTTAAGTAGCTACTCATATATGAGTAACGCATGGTCAGACGTCGTGCACGAGCAAGAAGGAAACCTTCGCGCTCTTTTGGAATAAATGTAATTGAAACTGGAGCCGCTTTAGCTCTTTTAGAACAAACAAAAGCAGGTGCAGCATTGCAATCTTTTATGGGAGGCAATCTTAATGCGGGATTGTCGACTTTATCACAAGCAGCAAAGTCAAATAAACAAGCGATCACTAAAACTCTTGTCGCAGCATTTATAGCGAAAGCTGCAGTACGTTCCTTTTCCCGTGGAAGTCCAGTATTGGCTTCTCTGGGACCAATCAAAGTGAGGGCATAAACAATGGCAATCGTCGTAACGAGAACTGAGGCAGCACTTTCGGCTACCACCAGTTTCCAGAGCATGAATAATCAGTTTGCATCTTCAGGACTCAGTCTTGTGGTGCCTTCTGGAGTATCGCAAATAAGTTCCATATCAATGGGAGTCAGTAGCGTAGGAACTGGAGCAGATTTCTGTTCAGGATTCAAATTAACAGGTACAGCACTTCAGGAAGGAGATGCAACCTTTATGGGTCCAGCAATAGCTCAGGCCGCAAGTGGTGGAACTGGAGTAGCAAACTGCGTAGTTCAGGAAAAGACTGCACTGGGCGTAACTTCTGGTAATACTTTGGACATACAGGTCGCGGTGACCACAGCTGCCACAATCGATTCTAGCTGCACGATCACATTCGAGTAAATTGAACAATGCCTGAAGGCGTTGGTTATTCTGGGAGTAATAGCCCAGTAAGCACAGGACTTGATATTTCTTATATTGGCAAACACATTTATGGATATTCAGGTCCAATAGTTATAAACAATACTAATGCTGATTTGTTTGATTTTCGTACTGGGGCAGAACTAATTTCAATCACTATGCAATGGGGTATGGATGGAGTAACTGGAGGTGCTGTAATTATTAAG